GTTTCTGGACCTCAGAAGAAGTATGCAATGGGAAGGTTGTCAAAGGAGCAGGTGGATTTGTACACCTGGGACTCGGTGACGACCTTTTCTGTTGGCTCCAAGATGGATGAGCGGGGGCCAACACGTCCGATTGTGGCTATTGATACGTTCAGGGCTCTTTTGGGCGCATACGCTTTTCACCTCATCAACAACAAGTTTCCAGACATCGGGTGGGATATTGGCGAAAGTCCCACCGAGGAGTTGGGTAGATACATAGGTCTAACTGCAATGTCAGCGACTGCTCATGGTTTTTTGGGCAATGAGCGGCCGGCGCTTGCAGCTTATGACTTTCAAAAATGGGATCACTGGGTACAGTATTCGGAGCAGCGTATAATCAAGGAGGTCATGTTGAAACTCGGCGACAGATACATTGCAGACGAAGTGGTGCGTAAGGATACGCACGCTGCACTAGTGAAGATGATAGAAACGCATGACCAAGCGGTCTATACATCGGCAACCTTTGCTGAGGAGCATCTCAAACGTAAAGTGGACCAGATGGTACGAGATGCTAACGCCACGTCTTTCGAAGATCATGTCGGGATTAAGGTACCCCCCGGGCAGAGAATCCATGCGATTCATGACCGTGGGGATGCTTTCCTTGTTCGCGCGGCTGCGACGCAGCAGTCCGGACGATGGGAGACGCTAGTTGGCAATACACAAATTTCACGCACGCGCTTGGCTTTGCGCGATGCTGAGATGCGAAGTATTGGTGGTGAAATGATGGTAGCGGTGCTTTCGTTCAACAGGGCTGATGACGTGCTCGAGTTGTATCGGAATTTAGCTTCTGCCGTCGCCTCAGTGAGGGCGATGCTCGCGATAGGGTATAAGGCGAATGCCAAGAAGCAGGTGGTTAGTCGTCGTGTTGGTGTGTATTTTCGCATAATTTATGCGAATGGCACCATGCGAGGCATGCCAGCAAGGACGGTGTATTCCATCCTGATGGGACCACCTGCTAAGGTCGCGGGCAGCCTACCCATTAATCTGGCCATTATCTCCTCTTTGGGGATAAATTGTGAACGGGCCGTACGGAGGGGACTAGAGCCAAGCTTGATGGTTCGATTGTTCGTGGAGGGCTCCGCTTATTTTTCACGCATCACGGTGCTGTTAAGACCACCGGGTTTAGATCCAATTGAGTTTTCAGCCAGTGAGCGGAAGGAATATAAGACCTTAGGCGTCACGGTGACGCGAGAAAAGGTTACGTTCAAGATCAAGCGTCGTTTGTTGGAGGCGGCCCCTCATTTGGGGGGTTTTGGGATACTCCGCCCCGGGGAGACTTATTACAATGAGCAGGTTGTTGCCTCGCCGCCGCTATTTCGCAAGCAAATAGGGGTGCTGGTGAGAGCCATGGCTCGGCGAGAGAAGGAAGAAGTTGACCTACCCGGCGTTGATGATTTAGCCGGACGAGCAGAGGGATATATGAAAGAGACGTTGGGTTACCAGGCCCCAACGCCCAGTGTAGAACGATATCGCCGCGACGTTAGATTGGGGGTGTTGTGCTCTAAAGGCTCTGGCGAGTTTAATCTCGCCAAGCGGCGGCTAACACTTTTATCTGCGATGCGTGTGACACGCCCTCGTAGAGTTTACGATGCGACAGGCGGTCAAAACAGGGGGGCAGGGGATGCAATAGAAGCTGTTGTGAGGATATATGCCGGTGCCCTTTCAAGAAGGACAGATAATCAGCTGAGTTGGAACTGGTTGCGGGCCGAGATGGCACGCTTCCGGGCGCCACCAGCTTATGGTTGTTTGAAGCGCTTGTGGTTTGGTCTCGGGCAGTACGTTGCAGCAGAGCTTAAGGGTCAGCCGTTAAGCGATTTCATCCACCTTGTATTGAATTATGCAGTTACGACGCGGGCCTTGGCGCACGTGGTTTCGCATAAGCTCAGCGATCACCAGATTCTACGCTACCTCTTGGGAGAGCTAGAACCAACGAGTGTATTGTCGCGATCACTTCCTGCAGGTCTTCAACAGCTCAATACGAGTGTTTTTCGTACTGAGTTTTTGAGAGCTCTGGAGCATGATCGCTTTCAAGGCCAAGGCTTTGAGAAGTGGTTTGCACACCTGGAACGAGATGTTGCGTCTACGATATTAAGACAGACGTTCGACAGTTTGCCGCACCTTATGCTGAACTGAAGATCCGGCTGTTGAGCCCGTAGACTAGTGTAGACAGAGGTTTACGATAAACACGGGGAGTAGTTCAATGCTCCTCAGTGCTGTTCTTAGTGTGATGGAAAAGTTCCTGCACTCTTAACCGAAAAAAAAAAAAAAAAAAAAAAAAAAAACGGAAAAGAGG